CACCAATCACACCTGCAAAGTGAGCAAGTGTTTAAACAAGTTACTTGCCAGTAACCTTCTAAAGTCAGTTGTTTAATATCACTTTAGAGCATGCAAGTTTTTATCAATGGCTAAAAGCAGTATAAATCAATGGTTTTAGCGTGTTACTGGTGAGTAGTGTTTTTACTTGCCGTTTAAACTGCTCATGCTTTCAATGGCTAAATCAATCAATGGCTATTCATCAAAGTGCCCTAAAGTCAGTTAAAATCAATGGTTTTAGAGGGTTGTTGAATTTTGTTTAAACATCTGATTGAATTCTCCTACTATCAAAACTGGTTGATAGTGACTGACTGGAAAGGTTGAACACCATGACTGCAACTGATGCAGACATCAAGGCGAAACAATCAACACGCCTTCGCAAAGTTATCTGCTTAACTGATAACTACATCGCGAGAATTTCTCGCTCAACAATCATCACCTTCGGCACCCCAATCTGCCCTCGTTGCAATCAATCAATGACTGAGGCGGTGCGCTAATGACTACCTTCGGCATGGAATTTGAGGTGCAAGGCGTATCAGTGCAAAAGGCTCACCGCGTTTTAAACGAGGGTGGAATTAACTGCGAGATGCCTAACCGCACTCATGAAACAAGTCAAAACTGGAAAGCCGTCTATGACGGCTCAGTGGCACGAGGTGCAGAGGTTGTATCTCCAATCCTTGATGAAAGCCGTTTAAACGAGGCAGTGGCAGTTACCAAAATTCTAAAAAATGCTGGTGCTCGTGTTGATACTGCAACTGGCTTTCATGTCCATATTGGAGCCAATGCCTTCGGCAGTGCTTACAATTCAAGCCTTAGCCAATTCGTTTTAAATTACTACTCAATGCACCATGCAATCGGAGCACTGGTTGCACCTTCTCGCCTTCGCAATTCTTACTGCGGAGTTTTGCAACAACATGATGCCGAGGATATTGCGAGCCGTTTAAACGGTGGCAATTTCAGAGCCTCAAGTCGTTACCAATCCCTAAACCTTGATGCGCTGGAGCGCCACGGCACCGTTGAGGTGCGCCTACATCAAGGCACCTTAAACGGTGTTAAAGCAATCGCATGGAGCCAGTTTATCGCTGGCTTAATCAAGATTAGCGTGCAAGGCGTTAATCTAAACCTCAACTCAAATCTCAATCCATGGGCAGACCCTCGCTCAAGAGATGCCGAGTCATGCGTTAACTTGCTGGACACCTTGGTTAACTTCAACTGTTTAAACGCCTCAACTGGCGACTGGTTGAAAAACCGAGCACGCGCCCTTAAGTAAGAGGGTCGCCTGCCCCTAGTGGGCTAAGCGTAGGTGCAATCCCTACGGCAGGCACTAACACCTAGGAGATACCTCGGTGTTTAAACGGAAGGACTGGATGCAATGGATTACAACTTGCTACCTTGGTGGCTCACTTGGATAGACGGCAGAGCGCTTCTATTCATCGGGCTAATAATTTGGGCAGGGAACAAGGCAATCACCAGTGGAGAAAAAAACCATGACAAATGATGATTGTTTAAACGAACGAGTAATCTGCGGAGATTGTTTACGACCTGATTGCAAAGGTTGTGAATACTAATTCGCAAGTGTGATACAATTAACTTCTAACTACTACAGACTGGAGAAAAATATATGTGCGGAATAGCAGGATATTGCTTAGACCCTAAGCATTACAAAAGCGTAAGCACCTCAGACCTTGCAGGTCAGATGCTTATGGATATTGAACACCGTGGCACAGATGCAACAGGTGGCGCATGGATTAACCCACGCACTGGCAAGCGCGTGATTAGAAAAGCGCCTATCTCTGCAAGCAAGTTCGTGCCTAACGCTGGCGATAAATTATGCGGTGGCGCAACCACTGCAATCCTTCATACAAGGTTCGCAACTCAAGGCTCACCAACCAATGCAAGCAACAACCATCCAATTCCTCGTGGCAAAATTGTGCTCACACACAACGGGCATATCAGCAACGACAGAGAATTGTTTAAACAGTTAGGTGTTCCTCGTATCGCTCAAGTAGACAGTGAAGCGGTGGCTGCCTTGATTGCCTTCTCAAAAGACAAGCCATGGCAAGCATTAACAGAGGTGTACGGCACGGCTGCCCTTGCATGGATTACTGCCAATGACCCACGCAATCTGCACCTAGCACGAGTAAATTCATCTCCGCTATGGATTGCACAGGCTAGTACTGGCTCTCTATTCTATGGCTCTACCAAGGAAACCGTAGAAAATGCATGCATCATGACCGATTGCGATATGGATTGGTTATACGAGGCAAAGGAAGGCGAGTACTTTCAAATCCGTGATGGTCGTATCATCAAGCACGAAACCTTCACACCTGCAAAGCGTGAGTCGTTTAAACTTTACAACTCATACTCTGAAGGAAGCGATATGGATTGGTACGGCAGGTACAACCAGTACAAAGCAGACAAGTATTCAAAGTGGTGGGACAAGCATGACGAGTTCCTAAACTTCTAATCGTTTAAACAGGACAACCCCTCAGCCGCTATGGTCTGGGGGGTTTTTCTTTTTTGTTTAAACATTTACTATCTGCACATGCTGTCGTTCCTGGAATTTAAAGTCAACTGTTTAAACAAAAGACCATGTTCCAGGTACCTAGTGTGTACTGTTTAAACAACCCAACAAAAAAACCATCTTCGTCATCTCCTCTGGTGCGTATTGTTTAAACAATATAAAAATTATTTTCTGGAAATCTAAAACAAATGCTTGACTTTAATCTTACGAACTGAAATCATTACACCGTAGCAACAAGGCTACACAAACGAAAGGCTGGAAATGCTAGGAACTGACTTGATTGCAGTAATGATTGCGCTGATTACTTCTGTTAGCGTAATGATTATTACTATAAAAAGAAATGCACAACTAGAAAAAGAAAATGCTTGGTTGCGTGAGCGTGTATCAAACCTTCGCAAGCAGGTAGCCAACATGGTAGAAAGACCCTTCTAACATGAGCCAACAAACAACTTATGAAGGCTGGAAAAACTACGACACTTGGAACTGTGCGCTATGGATTAACAATGACTACGCACTGTACTTATCTGCTCGTTTATTCATGACCGTATACAAAGGCGTTAAGCCTTATCGTGATTGGGTAAAGGTTGCTGGATTAGAAAACGACTCAACCAAGGATGGTTGCAAATGGGTAAGCAATAAATTATCTTATGCTGAACTCAACAATATGATGAAGGACTTGGTGAACTAATGAGTAAATCAACCTCAAACATATATGCCAAAGCAAAGTACGATGCAATGGAACAACTTATTTCCAATCACCGCGCTGAGTATGAAGCAATCTTTAAAGCAGAAAAGTTAAAGTACGGTATAACACCACGCTTAACTACTGCCGAGAGGATTGCACAACTAGAGCAGACACTTGAAAATCTAAAGGCGGTCAACCAATGACCACTAAAGATGATTGGGATTGGTGGTACTACAACAGGTTGCACCAGTTTTTTGAAACCTTACTGGCACCTATGTATAAACGCGCCAACGAGCCAACGATAAATGACCTCAAGAAAAATGATGAGGAGTCAAATGTCTGAGCCAAGATTGGAAGATGATGTCGCTTATTACGGTGCAGAAATGTGCCCTGATTGCGAATATAGGCACGATGCTAATGATGAGTGCATACAAAGTGATGAACCTGACCGCATGTGGGGAGATGAGGACTAAACATGAAACTCACTAAAGAACAAATGCTCATAGTTAATGGCGCACTTGCAGAACACCGAGTCAACCAAACTCAAGCCAAACTATGGACTCAATCTGATGAGAAAAACTTTCAACGAATTATCCTGCAACTTCGCAAGGATTACAAAGAGGCGGTAAAGGGGGTAAGTAAATGAGTGAACTAAGAAATGTCAAAGGCATCGTAATCAAACCAAACGGTACGCACTTAGAGAAAGTGTTTAAACAACTCACCGATTATCAAGATGCTCTTGATGGATACATTGAGGCAGTCAGACTGTATGACTACAACGGTGTAGAGATAGCGTGTGCTTATGTAGATGATGAGGGATTGCTAAAGCAACTACCTTTAAATCCACTGGGCAGTGCAATCTCTTTCCTATTTGGGAACACACCATACTTAGCAGGCAACATGATTGTTGTCGGTGCATCAGATGGTGAAGGTTATGATACTGATATTCCTGAGTACATATCCACACTTATCAAGAACATCAGCGCCAAAGAGGAAGAGGTAGTCTTATGATGTTTAAACGGTTAGTCGCCATATTTCTAGTAGTAACTTTAAGTGTGGCGATTGACGATAAGTTTTTTGATGAGTCGCACATACCAGTAGCGCCACTATCCAATGGTAAACACATAGCAGGAACTGTAGTAGCCTTCTATGAAAACGAATACCAACGCTACGCAATAGACTTGCTTACACAAAAGGGCAAACTAGAACAATGGACTTGCCTCTATACACTGTGGACAAGAGAGTCAAACTGGAATCCTAAATCACGCAACCGTAAATCGGGAGCCTATGGCATCGCACAATTTATGCCAGCAACTTGGGCACTGGTGGGTGCAAAGAAAACTGATGATGGTTTCTTACAAGTGGAAGCAGGGCTTGCATATATCCAAAGAAAATACGGTGGCAATATATGTAAAGCACTCGGAAGCAATCTCGGAAGGGGGTGGTACTGATGGCTAATGAGGCAATCATCAGTGAACTAACCAATCATTTGATTGACGAACACTTCACTTGGTCAATAGAGGATTGCAAGCCAGCAACCTTGCGTGATGGAATCAAGTGTGAACTTCTATTGAAAACTGTACTGGACTATATGATTGGAGCAGGTTATGTTAACGAAACCAAAGTACCATAGGATACTAAGTCAGATTGAAGAACCAAACGGAACAGTAACTTACAGACTGCGGTATAACTATGAACTGTTTAAACAAGGTGCATGTGTTGGTATAGACACAGAACTTTTTTATCCAGTAGAAGAAAGAGAAAACCCTGACTACATAATCAAAAGACTATGTGCTAATTGCCCAATCAAAGCAGAGTGTTTAGAGTGGGGATTGGTACACGAAAGATTCGGAACATGGGGCGGAACAACTGCACTGGCACGAAAGATTATGCGAAGAAAATTAGGTTGGAGAGTGAGTGAAATCTCACTTAATCCGACACGAGGGGAGTTGCACTCAGTTTAATATATGTTATACACTTCCCTACGAGGCACTCACCTAGGTTCCAGTCCCGATGGTGGGTGCCTTCTATAATTTATGTATGTTGTGCATCAATTCAAATACTTGATTAGCAAGTTCATCTAAAGTTCCATCATTATATATAACATGTTTAAACATAAAGTTATCCATAGCATGCTCGCTCTTGTGGCGATTAACTGGTGCATGATTGTGTCTGTTTATGCGCCACACTTCACCACCCTTTTGTTCAATCGCATGTGCTTCATTAGGAAAGCGCACATCAGAGAACACAACCCGCTCATATTCATTGGCTCGTTTAAACGCTTGGTCAATCCAAAAGTTTTCTCCAAACAATTCGCGCCCAACTTCGGTGCCAAACACCTGTAATAATCTACGGACTTCGGGATTAGACTTGGCTACTTCCCAACCATACTCGTTAACTAAATCCTCAACGCGTGAGTTATCACCAAGCAATGGATTTAAAGTAAAGACTGCATCGCGTATAGGCAAGGCAAAGGATATGCGCTTGAACGAATAGTTTAAACAAAGCAACTCAGCAACGGTATCTTTACCTGACTGTGCGTATCCACTCAATCCAATAATCATTACAATCCCAATCCAATAAGTATTTCCATTACCAATTTATAGAACTCCAAATCAAGGAGCAACATCTGCAACTCCAGCAATATAGATTTCATCTCAGTCCCCACTCTCTTCTTGGTTTCTTATCTCTGCTCTTGCCTCTGCATTGCTACGCCTACGACTACGGCTACGCCAAACAGGTGGCTCACCACCAAGTCTATCTTGTAACTTATCCAAGGCACGCTTAACACGCTTGCGTATTGCCTCATCACTAGCACCATAAGTTTCAGCAAGTGCAGAAAATTCCATACCACCATGTGCATAACGCATACGCAACAGGTCTTTATCGTTCTTGTTTAAACGGTCTAAACCAAATGCAACATCTGACAGCAAGGCTAATCTGTTGCCACCCTCTGATGGTTTACTTGTGTGAGTGATGAATTCTTGCGACATATCGGGTGTATCAACCCAACCAATATGCTCCCATACATCAGGCAACAACTCATGCAATACCTCATGGGTATAGTAAAAGGAATCTGACATGGGTGAACGAGAGTATCTTGACCGCTCTTTAGCAACATACTTCTGTGCTTCATTGTAGAAAGTTCTGCGTAATTTATACTTTAAACTTTCCTCATCTTGCCACTGTTCAATCTTATGCCAATGTTCTAGTGCCCACAAGGACATGTGCTGGTACAAATCATCAGTGCTTACAAGCCCACGATGGATACGATTGGAACGGCTTGCCACCTGTCGGGCAATGCTATAAATGGTTTCCCAAACTTTATCTTGTTCATCCATCTTTAGTTTCCACCTTCTCGTTCTTTAGTTTACGCATTGCCATAAGCAAATCATCAACGGTTATGAGATAACCCTTACTTTTATTAGGAGGAATTTCACAAGTTATCTCACGACCAAACTCTTTAACTGCGTAAAGTACATGTGATGTTGGAACTAAAAGCACGCCTTGTTCTAGCACAAACGCCCAGTATTCTGCCTCAGTTACCATTACACCCGATGGTTCCCATGATTGGGATTTCATATACCAACACTCAACTTCTATGTATAGGTTGTTGGTGACCCACCATTTTCTATCTCGTTTAACTTCAACCTTCTTGCCTTGAGTAAGTAGTTCCTCAACTAACTGCTCACCCTTGCGCCCATAGCCAAAGTCCAAATCAAACGCTGAATTTTTAACCAAGGTTAAGCACCCACTCGTCTGCGTAATCCATCTGCTCCCTCGGTTAGGAACACATCATTAACATCTTGATTATCAGGCATGAATACAGGGAATACATTGTCTAGTTCACGGCTAATTGTCTTAGCCATTTCTCTGCCAGCATTATCACCATCACAAAACAACATAATCTTATCCCAACCATCTAGCACTCTTGAGTAATATGGTTTCCAGTTATTAGCACCAGGCAATCCAACTGCAGTAAAGCCAACTTGAGTTGCAATGATGGTATCAATCTCACCTTCACAAACAACTAACATGCTACTGTCTTGAGTCAGTGCACCAATGTTATAGATGTGAGTGGTAGCACCAGGGCGAGAAAGATACTTCGGTCCACTGTCATTGTTTAAACTGCGGAAACGAATATCAATTACACCTGATGGTGTTATGTATGGAATTGCTAACTTGCCCTGATATATCTCGTGTCCTGTTTCAGGATTCGCCACGAAGCCGAGGCGGAACATACGAGCCGTTGCCTCTGTTATACCGCGAGTCACTAGATACGGAAGCGCCTCTCCTAGGTTTCTTTCGTAGTTCTCTGTTGCCTTCGCCAGTAATTCCCTCTGCGATTTTGAGAGCCTCACCATAATTAACTCCTTCTCGTTTCATGATAATTGAATAAACATCTCCAGCCATGTCGCAAGCAAAACATCTAAAGCCACCGCCATCAATGTTTAAACGAGCCGACTTAACATGGTCATTGTGGAATACACATCTAACTGACATCCATCCACCACGATTGTTTGGAATCGTGAAGCCGTAATGTTCCAGTACTTTTACTATGTCGTGCTTAGAGGTTGGGGAGGACATCACTGAGCCTCTGGACGACATACGCTTCTCCTATTCCTTTATTACTAGCCTTGATTATTACTAAAGGTGTTGGTCTTACCTTTAATTTTTTCTGATTCATATAGTTATCTGCTTCGGTATCTGCCTCACGCAACCAACCCGATAGGTCAATGCGACCATCACGCCTTGGAGCCTTAGCCTCTACAACATAGGAGCCGTTAACTCCTGGCACATAAGCATCACCAACATCATTACGCCCTGAACGCGGTAGGCGCTGTGCGTTTAAACCGTTGGACATAAACCAATCCACCAGTTCTATTTCAAAGTGTGCACCTCTACGCTTGTTGCTCTTCTGTTGACTCACGCTCTCTCCTCTCTGCTAACTCAACTGCTCCCCAATAAAGATTGTAATATGCATCATCAAATGCAAATCGTTTCATGTGCTTAGGTATCACGCCAGTGTGTGCATAGATAGGAATACCTGATTGTCTAACCTTGCGGAAGAAAGCAATGTCCTCGCCAATAAACTTTTCGCCTCGCTCACTATTTTCACCAAACCAAAAATCATCAGGAAACTTTTCGTTCAATGCTTTTAGTACGCTCTTGTGCATAAGAACTAAACCCATGCCAGCGTTGTCAACTTTAACTACTTGATTCTTAGGCAGTGGGTGTAGGTAAGCAACCTCATATTGGTTAGAGCCTTCATTAAATACACATGGCATAGGTTGCATCAATGAACCTTCCATCTGTTTAGATATAAAATAAACTCCACTTACTACGGGGCGAGCAACCTTGTCTGCTGTATCCCATAGGGTCTTAAGCATCTCTTGTGTTAATACAATGTCAGAGTCAACCCACAATGCCCAATCAGTACCGACCTTTTGCCACATCTCAATGGCTGCTTGGCGCTGTCTTGCTATCTGATTACCCTGCACACGGATAGCGTTATTGATTGGCACACCGTATTTATGTGCATGAATTATTGAATAAACCAAACCCTCTGTGAACTTGCCATCTGTTGTGCCGTTGTCGCACCAAATTATAGATAGCGTTTCCTTATTGCTGTGAGCCATCGCGCCTACTTTCCAGTTGGTCTATAACTAACATTGCATGTTCTGCTAGTTGTTTAAACGAATCGCTCATCATTTCAAGTCGTTCGGCAATTTCCTCTCGGCAATCTTCTCCGTGTTCTTCTTGGAGATGTATAGCAAGTTGACCCACATAGTCAGCAAACTGGACTGCTTCAAGCCAGATGGAGGAAGGGTTGAAGATTTTATCTGTTGCTTCATCAATGTGTTCCACAAACTCAGGTAGTTCATTGAGGAGAGTTTCCTTCATTGACTGTGGTAGTTGTGACTCCAGTATCGCCTTCTCCACCATCTTCGGGGTGACTGAGGGTTTCTCCATCATATAGTTTGTCATGTTCATTTTGAGTAAGGTCTTTAAATTCTTTTTTTTCCGTTTCCTGCCAAACATAAGTTCTCCATCCCACTGTCCAAGTAAAGTTTTTAGGTAAAAATTGCAACTGTTTTTTCATATCTTCAAGCAGTGGTTCTGTCGGCACAACTACGCTTTCACTGTTTGGTGAGCCGATTAACTCACCCATGTTTTCTATTAATCTTAATTCCCAAGTCATGTTGTTACTGCATCCTTAATCTGCATACTTGCAGGGTCGTAAGATAACCAAACTGGTGAGGCACCATTGGCATCTGCTGGTCCGTATCTATTCTTAACAGCGCACACACCCATGGAGGCAATCTGTCCAAATACTGTAAGTATCAGAGAAGGGGTCTGCGCAATTTTTCCATGTAGTGATGAGCGTGGTGGACATGGATTACCAGTAACGCCCTCGCTAGTGTGATGACAAACAACCACAGCAGCGCCAGTATCTCTTGCCCACCACTTGAGTTCACGCATAAGGGTGCGTAGCCCACCCCACTCATCTTGTCCATCTAGCGTGACATCAACCGCATTATCAAGAACTATAAGTTCAACATCCTTACCAGTGCGTTCTCTCGCTGCAAGGATTGCATCTTCAATATCTTTTAATGTTGGGGCAGAATCAAACTCCCACATAATATGGTCAGCAGGTTTTAACATCTGCGCTGCCCACTCTCTATCTGCTTCCATCATAGGTTCAACCTCTGCTTGTGTTCTGTTGGTTAACATTGCAAGCAAACGCAAACTCATAGTATGAGAGTGTGTATCAGCAGATATGTAAAGTGTTGGCACTTGTGCATGTACAGCAAGTGATAAGGCAAAGGTTGATTTACCAGCACCTGGTGGTCCTGCAACCATACTAACTTCGCCTCGCCTAAATGCTATCTGTTGCTCCATCAGGGAGCGCCACACCGTTGGAAGCGTGGCACCACCCTGCGAAGCAGTTCTGATTGCGCGAGAAAGAAGGCGCATTTGTTATGCAGAAACCTTATTGTTGCAAGCCTGACCCTGTGGCTTAGGGCAAGCATAAAATGCCTTGTAAGGGCGACCAGTAGATTTAGCGATACCTGCTGGTACAAAACGCATAGTTCCTCCACCGCATGCACAGTCAGGTGTACCTGCTGGTGCAGGTGCTGCTGGTGCAGATGGTGAACTAACTACTTGTGATTGAGGGAAGGCGTTCTTTACAACAGCCATGCCCTCAGTTGTTTTTTCCAAATCAATTAACGCAGCAAGGCGCTCAGTAATTTGGTTTAGCAAATTATCAAGTTCAGCACCATCGTTAGCACGAAGGTTAATTAACATGCCATCTTTCTTGGTTTTGAAGTTGATTTGGATTGGTGTGTTTTCACTCATTTGTTTCTCCTAGTTCGGGATATTTGTGAGAGTCTATACCTTTGACTGCATAGCAAGCATGGTTGACAGAACATGTACCACACATAAATCCAGGTTGTGGTATGAATATGTTGTTATCAACTGCAATTTTAAAGCCTCTTAAGTGTGAACCTAAACGACTTTCTGTGTAATGCTCTAGGTCTACGGGGGTAGTTAATTCCCCTGTACGAGCCATAAAGTACGCACCCTTGGTAGGGCGAACACCTATAGTTTTCTCGCACATGACGGCGTAGGTTCCTAGTTGTGTGTGGCTGGCTGGTTCATTTTTTGAAGTCTTAATATCTATAACAGTAAGTTCCCCTTCGGGAGATACCATCAATCTATCAAGAAATCCTTTCATTAATACTCCGCCAACTTCAACATTAAGTTCTGTTTCAACAGCGAAAGTACCATCTGAAAGTAAGTATGGAGTGTAGGGTCTTTCTTGTTTGCGCCACTCAATCCAGTAGTGGAACATTTTAGGTCCATGTTCTAACCACCAACTAGCATCCTCTTTGTTTGGATACTGTTTGCTTGACCTACCTCCTGCACGGAAGGGCATCCCGTTATTTGCCAAGTCGTAGTTCTTTTGCCAAATGTCTACAAAGACTGCACGACAATCTACATCTGCAATCTGTTGCATCTTTGGTTCCATGAGGTCATACCACTCGGTGCACTCGTGCACAGATTTACCTCCTACAAGCCAGTAGGATGGGTTTTCAGGCACTTTCTGTATTCGGCTAAGATAGTACGACCACCCACAGTTTAACCATGTGCTCATGGCGCTGTGAGAGATGTAGTTCTTGCCAGTTTTTTCTTCAAGTGTCATAGCAATAGAGGAGTTTACACCTACCTCGCTCCTCTATCCTGCGACACGCCGAATAAATTACAATGATGTCATTTGATTTTAAGGTGTGAGTATACTCCTGTTCGTGCAGAACAGGATAAGTGTATGTGGTTGCTGAAGCGTAAGCGGAAGCAACACTCTGCACTGCAAAATTACCGTGGTATTCCAACGCATGTGTGTCCCTGTGGCTCAAGACTTTTTAGAGTTGGGTGCATGTTTGAAGATAATGAAATTTCTTTATGGTTTACAGATGCAGAGTGTGCTGATTGTGGCGCGTTGTTAACAGCACCTACTCCAGCAGATACATGTTATAGTTAATTAACCGCTTTACATTTGGGGAAATGTATTGTGGGGTACCTATAAGGGAAAATAGGTGAAGCACGGAACATGCAAAAAAGCCCCCGCTAATCAAGATTTCTCTTGACGGCGGGGGTCTTTTGTTTAAACAGTCTTAAGTTATTTAGAACCTAAACCATATTCTCTTTCGGTTTTATCTGCCCACTTAGCAAGTGGACCTGCGATTGAACCAATCAAGATTGCATACTCAGGTGCTAGGTCAGCAGCAAGGGCTAATCCCATTGTGATTGCTGAGGCTAGTACTGCACGAAGGTAAGACTTAACTGCAGCCTTAGTCTTTTTGCTTTTTAGTTTAGCGATTAGGTCTTTCATGTTTTGCCTTTCGTTTAAATTGCTGGCTTTTTTTTTGGATTACTGCTTATAGTTTCAGCAATTATTTGTTTGGTTAGGCTTGGTTGATTCTTCCACCAGAACCAAGGGCTGGTATCTTTTGCGAACTCTGGTCTAATGGAGATATGCAAGTGCTTGTTATGCGGATTGCTACCCGTATATTTTCTGTCACCTTGCTTGGATTTTTCCCTTGACCAAATCTTTCCACAGAAGATGAGGTAATCAACTCTGTCGTCATCTTTGAACTTCTGAAATAACTCTTTGCAATCAATACCGTGCTTTGGGTCATGCGTTAAGTCTACTGCAAGACCTGTGTTATGGTCGGAATTAGGGCTGGCTTTGATGTGAGCAGCCGAAGGCAGTAGCCCATCAGATGCTTTTTTTCGTAATGGGGATAGAGCAGTAGCCTGTCTTAACACAGATATTGCTGCAGGACTTGCGACCTTGGCAATCTTTGGTTTACTCATATCTACTTTCTTAAAGCCTCTTTAACTAAGTCTGTTAGTAATTCCACTTTTAGTTCTAGCGCATTGACGGTATCTTTTAAACTGCTGCCACCATTGGGTTTAAGTTCCGATAGATAATGCTTTGTTAAATGTTTTACACCCATAGCACTTGCTCCAACTAGGGTGGTTACGGATACGGCTAATGCAGCCCAATCAGCAGGGGTCACTTCATACTCCTTGTATACTAGACAACGGTTCTTGCGGTTATTTGGATTATTCCACCCCAACCAGTGAAGTTACCGTTTGGTGGTGTTGTTCTTGTAAATGATACTTGCTCTATCACAGCCTCAATAGGTTCACCAGCAGCCGTGAAATCTTGGATGATTACAGTTTCTCCTTGTGCTTCCATCTGTTCGAGTGCTTGAAGTCTATTGAGTGCATATCCCTGATAGCCCATAATGTTCTTAAGACGGTCACGCTCAGAGTCAAAACAAAAAAGAGGAAACTGAATAAGACGAGCACGAGTAGGAGTAGGCAAAGCCTTAACAGAATAACCAGACATAATTGCACCTGTTGTAGCAGTAGTTAAATTGCGTGTAAGTCTGAACTTAAATTGTGCTTCAACATTAACATCGTTAAAAGCCGAGGATAAATCGTAGTCATAATCTGTTGAACTACCCTCTTGTATTGTTCTAAAAAATGTTGCTTGTCCATTTACGATACGGAAAATATCAATACCACCCTGCAGTGTTGCTTCTGTACGAACCTTAATTCGTTTCCATGCTTTATTCTCAAGGGTTTCATAGCGGATAATACCCGTGGTTAACTCGCCTAACTCTAATAGTTCAGTAGGATGTTCAATAAATAAACCATCTCCACCAACACAAAAGGCTACACGCCCATCACTTAGGTTAGCGACACCCTCAACTTTACCTGTAGCACCCTCTGCATATACATCTGTAGCATAGGCATAGGCACCGCCAGTTAATGGTTGTGATAAATCTACACGGTAGATACCAGAGTTACCACCAACACCTGAGTCAACTCCTGCATAAACATACTTACTAAATGCACTCATTTTAAATACACCTAATGATGTTGTAAATATAAGTGGACCGTAGGATAGGTCGCCATTTTCACTGGCTATTGCAATTCTTAATCCTTGGCTTGTGCCCAAGATAATATAAGTTCCAAGGTAGCCAAGTAAACCAGTAATCTTTTCTCCACCAGGTAATGTAATTACGCTAGTTAAAGTATTTAAAGTTCCATCATCGGCTACTGTAATCTTGTATACATTGCCCTGCTCGCCTGAGAATCCACCTACATATATGGCAGCACCAGCCTCGGCAATAGACCTAAAGGTATAGGCTGTAGGCATTGTGCTACTTCCATTAACTGGAGTAAGTGTGCTCAGGTTAATTGATGAGCCAGTGTTTCTATTTATTTCATAGACAAATGTGCTCTTGTTCACATCATGATAGCCAAGAATAAAACGGTTCTTAACATAACCAATAGTTCCTGTTTGAGCATTGGCTGAGTTAATTGCATAGTCTTGGTGTAGGGCAGGAGTTCCCTCATCAAATGAATAACGCCACACCTTGGTTGGGGTAACCATCATTAAATCATTACCACCCATAGTTACTGCAATAATGTTTTCAGTAAGAGAGGTGTTGTTTACAATGGTAGTTTCTGCACCATCGCTTACTCTAATTCTTACAACACGGGCTGTTTCAGTAGATGCATACTTAACTAAGATAAGATATTCAACATCACTAATAATTGTGTTGAACACACGGCTATCGCCAGTAACTGCTTCTTGTAATGTAGTTCTACGGTGTAAGGATATTTGCCCTGGAGTCCATGGATTTATACCTACTGAAGTATCAAAGCGAAAGCGTGCCTCATCAAGGCTACCTACGATTGGCTCTTGAAATGGGCTACCTGCACCTAAATGAAATGATGATTGGCTTCTAATCCAATATCCTGAACCTGATAGTGATTGCTCACCTGGGTCGCGGAGTTGGTCAACACGGGCTGTACGAAACTCAGCAGTCTGTCTACGGTATGGAGTGTTGTCTGTAATAGCATAAATGAAAGGCATACCACCAACAGCAACATCATACTTGTATGTGGTTGGGTCATAGTAAGTTGATATGCGACCTGATAAATCAATATATACGCGTTCCGATATATCTGGTGGTCTACTATCTGCCATGCTTCTCCTTAGTTAAGAAAAAAATTATGAGTAGTTTAAACACATACTCAGGTGTAGTCTTACCCAGGGGACTGAGGGTATTACTCTTCTGTTACTGCTGGTTCCTGTTGTGCAGCCAATACTGCAGCAACTGCTGCTGCTACGGCATCATT